TAAGGCGCAGATTAATGCATGCGCTGACGTGGCGGAATTGGATGCGCTGATGGCTGCGGCAATTCCTGGCTCACTGACGGAGCATGGCGAATGATGACTGACGACACGCTGCAACAACTGAGGTATCTACGATGAAGACGAAGCAAGTACTCTTATTACTGGCCCTGGCTGCCCCGATGACGGTAATGGCCCAAAACCCAATCCCTCCCGGCACGAACTACAACCCGGCAGACTGGCTGGCAAACCTGACCGCCCTGTTCGCCGCTATGGCCCCAAGCGGCACGGTGATGAGCCTGCAACTGGACTCTGACGGCACGACGGTCGCCGCCGGCACCAGCAATCCCAACGCATCTCTTACGGTCGAATCAGTGCAAGTGGACACTGGCGACGGTCGCGGCGTCCAAGAGTGGGACAAGCCCATCATGATCAACGGCAAGCAGGGCCTCTGACAGATAGGGCTATAACAATGCCAATCTTGTTTATAGTAATGATGTTGTTTGCAACATCAACAATTGCAAGCGAAACATTGTTTGCCCCAAGTGTTTATAGCGCCCAAGATAGTAATAGAAATAAGCCAAGGATGGCTAAAAGGCAGCGGCAAACAGCAGTACGACTGGATTTGTTGCAAAAAGAAAAACTTACTTTGAACTTGTTTGACGATGTTGAGTTTGTTGCTGTCCGTGATGAAGTTGTAAAAAACAACGGAGCAGTGACGTGGACAGGAAAAATAGAGGAAGAAAAAAACAGTAGAGTAATACTTACGGTATTTAACAATAAATTTTTTGGTTCAGTAGAATACCAAGAACAACTATTCGAGATAAAATATTCAAAAGATAAAGTCCTGCGTATTCAGGAAACAGATTTATCAAAAACAAGGCTTGGATGCGATCCAGTTGACCCTTTGGTGGATGAAGCGTTTTCTGAGGAAATTGGTAATCTACCAAACGTAGCACAGGAGACTATAAGCACAGCCCAAGATGAAGATTCACTAGCAGTAATAGATTTAATGGTGGTTTATACGCCAAGAGCACGCATCAATGCAGGCGGCACTGATGGCATGCTTGCAAAAGTGCACAATGCTATTGCTAAAGCAAACGACGCTTACAAAAGAAGTGGAGTAAAAATAGAGCTATATCCTGTTCACATTGCTGAAGTTGATTACCAAGAAACAGGAAATATGAGCACCACTCTTTTTAGGTTGTGGGCTACAACAGATGGATACTTAAACGAAGTATTGGAGTGGAGAAACACTTACGGTGCAGATTTAGTCACGATGCTAACGACAGACGCTAATTACTGCGGTTTAGCGAACGTGATGACAAGCACCTCATCAAATTTTGAAAGATTTGCTTTTTCTGTGGTTCATGATGACTCTAGGTATGCTTGTATAAGCAATCATAGCTTCACGCATGAATTAGGGCACAATCAAGGAAGCGATCATAATATCGAAGATGCCTACGGCGGATACTACTCATATTCATACGGGCATAGAATTTGTGCTGCAAATGGGTTTAGAACAATAATGTCCTATGCATGCAGTGGAGTTCCACGTATAGGCTACTTCTCAAATCCAAGCATTTATTACAACGGAGATCCGACTGGCGTAGATGAAGCTGCGGATAATAGCAGATCATTAAATAATACAAGATTTCTGGTTTCTGAGTTTAGACCTACAACTGTAAGTAGACCACCAGTTAGACCAACTGAACTTACGGCAATTGGCAAGTCAGATAGCGAAATTGTTTTGGAGTGGGTAGACAACTCCAACGATGAAACCGGATTTAGGGTAGAAAGGTCAGTAGATGGAAATACCTGGATACAGGTAAAAACACTAGCCGCAGATATATCAACAACAATAGATACTGATTTAGCCCAAAACACAGAATATGGTTATCGGATATTTTCTTATAACCAAAACGGAGTATCTAATGCTTCAGAAGTTGTCTGGGCAAAAACAATGGCGGTTTATACAACACAAGTTGTTAAGCCATGGAGAGAAAAGATTCAAGAAATTAGAGAAAAGTATGGCAGAGTATCAAACTTGAGAAATTAAAAATGCTTCCTGTTATTACTTTAAGTAAAAAACTCAACGGCGCGAATGGCCGCAACTGGCCAGGGATTGTAATAATCGATCCGGCTGCGGAAATGCGCGCTGCCGTTTGGGCTCAAGAGATGTACGAAGCCACGTGGAAGCTGAACCCATGGAACCTGCTCCGGCGCACGTTTACTGCGCGAGGCCGGGAGGAGATGGAGATCATGGGCCACGAGGTAGAGGTCCAGGCAGCGGTGCTGTTGTACGGCGTGGATGCCATTGAGTACCGCAGCCTAGAGGTGTGGGCACTGTCCCACTACAAAGGCCTGTGGCGCAGTATTCCAGTGCAGGATAGGCCACGTCATATCACCGGGCTGATGGTGGACGTATCAGATAAAGCGAAAGCTTGGGTGCAGACTAACCTCGACCAGATTAGGCGGCACGCATGAGCGAAACGACAAAAGACCGAGAAAGCCGCCATTTTAGAGAGGACATGGCGCAGGCGAGGATTGAAGAGGGCGTTGCAACCAACAAAGCAACGCTGGTTGAGCAACACATTCAGTTGTCTGAAATTAAGCGCGACATAGAAGAGTTGAAAGAAAGCGCAAAGCGAACTGATGCGTGGATGGATGCCCATGAAAAAGCAAGCTGCGAGCTTATGAGAGCAACCAGTACCTTGGTGGCTATAGCTGAAAACATGGATACGCTCGGCAAGCTGCGCCGCTGGATAGTTGTAGCTGTTATTGGTTTTGGATCAATAGCAGCTTTATGGGCACAATTTCGTGATTTATTTAACTTCCCTAAACATTGAGATAAAACTATGACTAACGAAGCTAAACTACCGTGGCAGTCTAGTACAGTTTTAGCAGGTGCTTTTCAGATTCTTATTGGTTTAGGTATGTCAGCATTGGGTTTATTTATGCCAGAACAGCATGGGGATCTTGTACTTGCTGGTGTAACAATGATTACTACTGGTGTAGCAACAATTAAAGGGCGTATGGCAGCAACTCAGCCGGTAAAATGGAAATGATAATTTGTAGGCATTTTCGTTTAACCCAAGAAGTTATCAGTGGGTGTAATGCAGGGCGCATAGCTTACTATGACTGCGGCCCAGGATGTGCTGTATATGATCCAGATGGAGCCCCAAGTAGACGTTCTGATAGAGAGCTAGAAGCATGGAATGGGGCAGATGATATGAAGGAAACTGTACTAAAAAATATTTCTGATAAAATATAAAAAAATAGTAGAGAGGATATATGAACAAAATAATTGAATCCCTGCGCTCAATACTCTGTGATAACATAGAATTTGAGCTGTCTACTGATGCCGAACAAACTGGTACTGTGCCTGTGCCTGATCCGTTTCGGGTGCGCGATCCTATAGGGGGTTTTTCACTGGCTGAGAGCGGCGAATCCACTGACCCAACAGCCAAGTTCGTTTATAGCTACCCGTACACTTCCCCGGATGGACGTTTTATGCCGGTATCGTGGGGCCAGCTCACGCCGCCCGTACAACAAGCCATCACTGACGCTGATTTAGCCGCATTAGCAGACCAATGGCGAGTGGCAAAATGCCATTTAAAAGCTGTGCTAGCCGTAGAATCTGCTGGTTCTGGGTTTTTGCTTGACGAGCCGGCACCGGCCCGTCCAAAGATCCTGTTTGAGGCCCACTGGTTTTATAGATTAACTCCTAAGCCCGTCAGCAAGACCCGGCCTGACCTTAGCTCAAGGAAGTGGGACCGAAGGCTCTACAAGGGTGGTAGCGCGGAATGGGGCCGGCTTAAAGACGCGATGGAGTTTGATCCAACACAGGCGCTCAAGTCCGCTAGCTGGGGCCTGGGTCAGGTGATGGGGTTCAACTACAACGTTGCCGGCTGCAACAGCGTAGAGCAGTTCGTGGTCGAGAACTTTACCGGCGAGAAAGAGCAGTTCAATCACATGCTCAACTTTATCGACAACAACGGCCTGATGGGCCATTTACGTGCTGGACGATGGGCCGCTTTTGCACGTGGATACAATGGCGGAGGATATAAGGCTAATAAATACGACGAGAAACTCGCAGCAGCAGCTAGACGCTGTAAATAAAGGTATTTAAAATGGCTTTTAACCCAAGCACTGATGAGATGTTCCCTAATATCACTGTTGATGGTGGTGCGGGGACTATGACATTACTTTTAAGTGATTTTCTACAACAATTAGAAGTATCAGAAGTAGATCCTACCTCTGGTACATCTGATTGGAGAGAATTAGTTTTTAGTTTTTTGGATCATGTAATACTAAAGTTTAATGCTTTAGATGTAACAGATAGACCTACTAAATTGCAAATGTCAAAATCCGGTAGGTTAGATGATAATAACGAAATGGTTTACACATACAACATTCAAATCTCTACAACTGTTACTAATCAAAATGTAGCAGATGAGCCTGTATAGTAAATGAAACCTATAAAAATTAAACCTGAAAACAAGGGAAAGTTTACTAAATATTGTAAAGGAAAAGTAACAAAAGCTTGTATAAATAAAGGTAAAAAGAGTAAATCTAAATCTGTAAGAAAACAAGCAACATTTGCTGACAACGCCAGAAAATGGAATAAGTAAAAAATAATGCCTGTAAATCTAGAACCTTTACCTAATCTACAGGAAGCTGGAAAGCTTACTGATTGGGAAAATGAACCTACTGTAGAAGATTTACGGCAGGATTTTACTGCTGCCCGTTCAGATCATTACTTTTACAGAGAAAAGATAAGTAAATGGAGAGATAATCTTTTTGTAGAGGGAAGTGCAAAAATAGCAAAAAAACCAGGAAGGTCTACAGTTGTTCCTAAATTAATCCGTAAACAAGCAGAATGGAGATATTCTTCTTTATCTGAACCTTTTTTAAGTCAAGAAGAGTTATTTAAGGCACGGCCTAGAACGCATGCAGATACTTTAGCGGCACATCAAAATGCACAAGTACTTAATTACCAGTTTGATGCTGTAATAGATAAAGTAAGATTTATAGATGAATATGTTAGAACAGCAGTTGATGAAGGTACAATTATTGTACGTGTAGGCTGGGAATTTAATGAAGAAGAACAGGATGTAGAAGTTCCTATAGTTAAATTAAAACCTGTAACAGATCCAGCACAGGTACAAGCATTATTAGAACAAGGAAAAGATCCTTTAGTACCTGCTATTGTAGGTACAAGAACTGAAAAACAGTTAGTTACTACAGTAAATAGACCTACAATTAGAGTATGTGATTATAAAGATGTAATCATAGATCCTACTGCTGAAGGTAATTTAAACAAAGCTCAATTTATTATTTTTGGTTTTGATACTTCATTATCTCAGCTAGAAAAGATGGGTAGTTATCAAAATCTAGATCAAGTAGATGTAGAAAGAAATTCAATATTATCAGAACCAGATGTTCCTTCTGAAGAAGTTAAATCATTCCAGTTTAACGATAAACCAAGAAAGAAAATAAGGGCTTGGGAATATTGGGGATACTGGGATATAGAAGGAAACGGTAAAACAGAATCTATAGTTGCCACATGGATTGGAGAAACTATGATTCGTATGGAAAAAAACCCATTTCCAGATAAAAAGCTTCCATTTGTGTTGGTTCAGTATTTACCAAGAATAAGAAGAAACTATGGTGAACCAGATGGTGAACTTTTAGAAGAAAATCAAAAAATAGCTGGCGCAGTTACCAGAGGCATGATTGATATTATGGGTCGATCTGCTGCCGGGCAAAAAGGTATTAGATTAGATGCATTAGATGTAACAAATAGAAAAAGATTTGAAAGTGGAGAAGATTATCAATTTGCAGCGCATGTAGATCCTAGGCAAGCATTTCACGATCACGTGTACCCAGAGATTCCTGCATCTGCTCAGTTTATGTTGCAGCTTCAGCAGGCCGAAGCAGAGTCTCTAACGGGCGTGAAGGCGTTCCAAGGGGGCTTGGATAGCGATAGCTTGGGTAAGGTCGCAACGGGCATACGGGGCGTTCTAGACGCTGCTGCGAAGCGTGAGCTAGGTATCCTCAGAAGGCTAGCAGAGGGCATCAAAGAAATTGGATATAAAATTGCTGCAATGAATGCAGAGTTTTTATCTGATGAAGAGTTTATAAGGATTGCTGATGAGCCAGTTAAAATAAATAGAGAAAATTTAGTAGGTAAATTTGATCTAATATTAGATATTAGTTCATCAGAAACAGATAATATAAAAGCACAAGAATTGGCTTTCATGCTACAGACGATGGGGAACAATATGCCCCCTCAAATGAGCCAATTAGTACTAGCAGATATTGCTAGACTTAGAAAAATGTACGAACTAGAGAAACAAATAAGAGAGTATAGATTTGAACCTGATCCTATGGATCAACAAATTAAACAACTTGAAGTAATGAAGCTTCAAGCAGAGATTAAAAAGTTAGAGTCAGAATCAAGGAACGAAGTAGCAAACGGAATGTTTGAAATGGCTAAGGCACAAGAAACGCAAGCCAAAACCAGATTATTAGGTGGACAAGCGGATAAACTTGATCTAGATTTCTTAGAGCAGCAAAGTGGTGCTGCTCATGCAAAGGAACTAGAAAAACAAGGGGCTCAAGCTAGAGCCAACATGATGCTTAAAGAGAGAGAGTCCCAATTAAAAGATAGGAACACTTTCTTAGGTAAAGCATTAGATTTTGAAAAAGAAAAGCTTAAAAACACAGGAAACTAAAACATGCAAGAAGATCTAGAAAGTATTAATGTTACTATTGAAGAATGTAAATCTCAAATTGAAAAAATGGAAGCCTTAGAAAGGCTAAGAAAAAGCTCAGATTGGAAAGCAATTATTGAAGAAGGATATCTTAAAGAAGAAGCTGCAAGGCTAGTCTACGCAAAAGCAGAACCACAGCTTCAAGAAGACAAACAACAAAAACAGTTACTTTCTATGATTGATGGTGTTGGTTGGTTTAGGCAATATCTAAATACAGTTTATCGTTTTGGAAATCAGGCAAAACAAGTAATTGAAGATCATAGACAAACCAGAGACAAATTACAACAAGATTAATATTAATTATGGCTACTGAAAATCTAAATACAGAAGAAGAACAAGAAGAAGTTTCTACAGAAGTAGATACTAATCCTGTTTTAGATATGTCTGATGAAGACATCTCAAACATGTCTTTTGAAGACTTTGTAGCTAGCCAAGAAAAACCAAAAGAAGAAGTAGAAGAAACAGAAGAAAAAGAAGAAATAGAACCAAAAGGTGTTTATGAGCCTCAGTATGAGGATAAAACTGACCCAGAAGTTGAAGAAGAAGATGTAGAAGTTGAAGAAGAAGATGCTGACGTTATTACTGATGTTGAAATAGAACCAAATCAGTATGATGGTGTAGATTATAAAGCAGAGTATGAAAAACTACTTAAACCATTTAAAGCAGCAGATAGAGAAATTCAAGTAAGTAGTGTAGAGGAAGCAATAAAATTAATGCAGATGGGTGCTGATTACACCAAAAAAATGCAGGCACTAAAGCCTCATTTAGGTGTAATGAAAGCCCTAGAAAAGAATGAATTATTAAATAAAGATAAAATTAATCATCTTATAGATATTGCTAAAGGTAAGCCAGCAGCAATAAACAAACTACTTAAAGATCATAAATTAGATTTATCAGAAATAGATATTGATGAAGAAAAAGAATATTTACCTGAATCATATACACCATCAGAAAAAGAACAAAACTTAGATGAAGTACTAGAGTCCATTAAAACTACTTCGTCTTATAATAGAACACTAGAAGAATTAGGCAGTAAATGGGATCAAGAAAGCAGAGGAGTCCTTATGGATAACCCTCAGCTTATAATTAAGCTCAATGAGCAAATAGGTAATGGTGTTTACGACAAAATTATGGGAGTAGTAGAAAAAGAAAGGATGCTAGGCAATTTAGTCGGTGTACCCGACATCGCGGCGTATAAGACAGTAGGTGATGCGTTACAAGCTAACGGTGCGTTTACCCAATTAGCTTCTGAAAAACCAAAGTCTGAAGGCAAACCGCAACGAGATCTGACGGCAACTAGAGCTAAAAAGAAAGCAGCAGCAATGCCGAGAGGGTCCGCTAAAAAGACAGAAGCTCCAAAAATAAATCCATTATCTATGTCAGATGATGAATTTGAAGCTATGTCACAGTCTCGTTATAGGTAACTTGTTTTTAGGTTTAACTTTTTAAGAAGGTAATTATTATGGCTGCTCTTCCGTTTTCTGACCCACAAGGTCACATGTACAACGCACCGCCTGATACTCCTAGTAGTGTCGGTAATCAAATTTACACTGAGTATTACTACAAGAAAGCTCTTGTAACGGCTGCCAAGGAACAGTTCTTTGGCCAGCTTGCAGATACCACTGCAATGCCTAAGCACTTTGGTAAGACCATTAAGCTGTTTCACTATCTCCCTATCCTAGACGATAGAAACGTCAATGACCAAGGTATCGATGCACAAGGCGTAACACTTGCTGCTGACTTTGCTGCTAATACTACTTATGCAAAAGTAGTTTATATGGCTCAAGCGCCTGATAGCTTGGGCGGCATGAAGTACTACTTTGAAGGTGTAGCACAGCACGGTACTAACTCAGCAGGTGCTATTACAGCAGCGACTAATATTGCTAAAGGCAAACTACTTGCCTTTATGAATAACACCATGAAGTTTGAGTCTACTGACTATGCTGACTGGGTAACTGATTCTAGTGCTGTTACTGCACCTACTACGCGTAACCCTGCTGTTTGGTATGTAGTGGTTACTACTTCTGGTGATGAGTACAACTACGGCAACCTGTACGGCTCTAGCAAGGACGTAGGTACTATCCAAGGTAAGATTCCAGCCCTTGGTGAAGGTGGTGGTCGTGTTAACCGCGTCGGTATGACTCGCCTTACCATTGAAGGTAGCATTGAGAAGTTTGGCTTCTTTGAGGAATCCACTCAAGACTCTCTGGATTTTGACAATGATTCAGAGCTTGAGATGCATATCACTACTGAAGCTGTAAAGGCTGCTAACGAAATCACCGAAGACCAACTACAGATTGATCTATTAAACGGTGCAGGTGTTATTCGTTACACAGGGCTTGCAACTTCTGTTGCTACGCTTACTGGAGGTACTATAGGAAACGGTGCACGAGATAAGGTTATATACGATGACCTAGTAAAGTTAGGCATTGAGCTAGACCAGAACCGCACACCCAAGAACACTCGCCTTATTACTGGATCACGTATGATCGATACCCGTGTAGTTAACGCGGCTCGATATATGTACGTTGGTTCAGAGCTTCTTCCCACTCTTATGAAGATGGAAGACTACCACGGTGAGCGCGCTTGGATTCCGGTTGCTCAATATGGTGCGGCTACTCAGATTGCACGCGGTGAGCACGGCTCTATTGCAGATTTCCGGATTATTGTTGTACCCGAAATGATGCACTGGGAAGCTGCTGGTGCAACGGTAGGCGATCCTACTGACGAAGTTTGCTACTGGTCTACTGATGGTGCGGGAACAAACAAATATAATGTTTACCCGATGCTAGTAGTTGGTGATGGTTCCTTTACTACTATTGGTTTCCAAACTGATGGTAAACAAGTAAAGTTTAAGATCACCCACAAAAAGCCAGGTGCAGAGGTTGCAGATCGCTTTAACCCATACGGTACTACTGGGTTCTACAGTATCCATTGGTGGTATGGCACGCTGATCCTCAGACCAGAGCGTCTAGCCCTTATCAAAACAGTTGCAGAAATGTAACCCAGAAAAGGGGCCGGAAGGCCCCTTAACTACATAAGGGTGTAGACAATGACTAGTTATCATGTAAACAGAACAGGATCACAACGTAGTGTTGGTCCTAGACGTGTTCCTAAAAAGTATACCTTTGCTGATTTAACAGAAGTTATTTCTAAGTCAGTATTTGGTGCTAAAAGACTGGCTAACAAACTGGGAGAAATTCCAGTAGTAAGTAGGGCATATAAGCCTTTTACAACTACTATTGCTGGCACTGGCACTGCAACAGCAACCATTACAATTAGTGGTGGTTTTTCACCATATAAAGGTACTGTTACTTTAACATGTAATGTTGGTTCAGCTATTGTAAGTATTCCAGTAGTTAACTTTACAAGAACTACTACAACAAAACAACTTGCAACAGGTATTGCAACAGCACTTAATAATAGAAAGAATGCAGCTAATAACAGAACACTTGAAGCACTTGCTTCAGGTAATACTGTTACTGTAACTGAAGATGGTGGTGCTACAGTTGTCAGTTTATCAGCTACTATAGGTAAAGCGTAATGAAAACAGGTAAAACCAGTAAAAAGATGCAAAGAGTAAGTGGACCAAAAGCGCCTACTTACATGTCGCCAGGTAAGGGGCAACAAAAAAAGATGAGCGGTGTAAAAGCACCTAGCTATATGTCTCCGGGTACAGGGCAACAAGGAAAAGTAGGTAAAGATAAAAATAACTTTAAAACAATGAATAATAGTCCTGAAACTAAGAAGGCTTAAATATGAAAAATTATAAAAAGCCCTCTAAAAAGAAACCCATGAAAAAACCTAATAACCCTAAAGTACCTACTAAAAAGGATATGAGAGGGTGTATAGAGCCATATTCAGTAGGTGATGACAGACCTTACTACGGGTAAAAAAATGGCTACACGGCAAAGAAGAAGTACTCCTAAGTCCTATGCACCAAAAGAACAACTAAAAAGGATTGGTACTGCTGCAAGCTATGTTCCTGTTGGAGGGGCTGTAGGCGCAGGCATAGGTGCTGCTAGGGGAGCTGCTAAAGTAGCTAAAGCAACTAAAGCAGCCCTTAACAGAAAAGGTGTAAAAGGAAACCCAGGAGCTACAGCGGCAACTAAAGTAGGTGCAAAAAACAAAACAGCTAAAGCAGTACGCGAAGGTGCTAAAAAAGGAGCTGCAATGGGCGCAGCAGCAGGAGCTGGGTTAGGTGTAGGAACAGTAGCAGCATCTAATTTAAAAATGCCAGAAAGGAAAAGTGGAACTACTGCAACAAGTAGAGGTTCACGTAATTTAAAACCAAATAGAAGCAGTAAACCAAAAGTAGACTTAAGAAGGTTTGGTACTAAAGCACAAAGAGCAGCTTATGCTAAAGACCAAAAACCAAAAAAACCTAAATTTGGTGCTAATACAGTAGGGGATAGGGAGGCGCCTCCAAGACCTAAACCTAAAACTACTACAAGCACGCCTACAGCATCTAGAAGGACTTCTTCTGGGTCAAGTAGCTCACCAGCACGTAGATCTACTAGCAGTACACCAAGTAAGCCCAGGACTGCTGCACCAAGTAAGCCTAGTACCTCTAGTGCCCCTAAAAGGAAACCTACAGGAACTACTAGCCCTACTGTAAATAAAAATGCTGAGTGGGCTAGAAAAGAACAAGCTCAACTTATGGCTGATAGAAAAGCCAGAGAAGCAGCTAAACAGTCAACTAACAAATCAACCAAAGCAACTAAACCAAGAATGACAGCAGCACAGAGATCTGCTGCTGGTAGAAAAGCATTTGGTATCAATGTAGGTAATAAATAAATGAAAATGTCCCCACAAGGTAGAACCCATACTCCTGAAGAAAGAATACTAAAAGATCAAGCTAGAAAACTTGGTATCTCTTTTCACCCACGTATGGGCGCGGAAAGACTCAAAAAGCTGATCAACGAGCACATGCAAGCCAAGCTAGAAGCCCCTACAGGCGATTACAGTACTACTCCTACCACTGCCCTAGGGGAGACTGTAGAAACGCCGTCAGCGGTTTCTGAGAGCGCTACAGGGCCTATCGGGGACAAGCCTTACATGACAGAGGACGAGTACCAGAAAAAGTCCTTTGGTGAGTTTAAAAGAAACGCAGGAAGACTTGTACGAGTACGAGTTACCTGCATGAACCCAACAAAGAAAAACTGGACTGGAGAAATTATCTCTGTTGGTTCAAATAAAATAGGCACATATAAGAAGTTTATTCCTTTTAACTTAGAAGAGCCTTATCATGTCCCCTGGATTATTTACGAAGAGCTAAAAAACAGACAATGTAGGGTAGGTACTACAGTAAAACTGCCAAATGGGCAAGAAGTAAATAGATATAAACTAGTAAATGAATTTGCTGTAGAATTACTACCACCATTAACAAAAGAAGAATTACACGAACTAAAGCAAAGACATGCTATGGCAAATGGCTAGGTACTTACTAGAAGGGGAAATATTTACACCTGAAAAAGGCCGTGATGAAATTATCACGGTCTTTGATGGTTTAATGGATGAAGCTAAAAAGCACATCCAACAAGAATATGATGCTCAAAGGATTAGAGGTGCTGATTACGCTAAAGTATATATAGCATCTATAGAAGCTGTATTAGGTAATACTGTACAGTATTTATTAGGCATGTCTCTTGTAAATGAAAATAAAGATAAAATTATAGCAGATACTATACTAACAGAAGCACAAAAAGAAAACGCAGACGCAGGGACAGAACAAACTAAGGCAAATACTGCCCAAATTGAGTACCAAACAACTAAAGTACTTCCTGAAGATGTAAGAGTAAAGCAAGAACAAGGAAGAGAAATTGCATATAGAGTAAATAATATTATGCCTAAAGAGGGGGCATTATTAGATCGTCAAGCTAGTAAAATTAATTCAGAAATTAGCTTAATAGATAGTAAAACAACAGCAGAAAGAAAACAACCCGCTCTTATAGATACGCAAATTGCTCTTTATAATCGTCAAAGAGAAGCCTATGATGATGATTATAACATTAAAATTTATAAAGCAGGTACAGATGTTTATTCTGTAGTAAAAACAGTCACAGAAACAGCTTATGTACCTCCTGCGTATACAAGACCAGAGATTAGTTGGCCATCAGTATTGCCTAGAAAATAATGGGCTTATTTGATGATAAAACTGAAACTTATGCTTACATGGGGAGTAGTGCAACACTTTCCCCAGAAAATTATGTAGATAGTATAAAATCAGCAATAATATCTGCTGCTATTAACGATAATGAAAGTATACCTCAAAATATACTATTTGGTACAAAAACAGGCTTTCAGCTATATGTAGATAAGTATATTAAATATGGGTATGACCAGTATAAGTACCCACCACCAAAAGAATATAGATACGGCGTAAGGGATGAAGAAGATAAAATAAAAACTAGAATAGTAGAAGAGATAAATACATCAGAAGGTAAAAACCTTACTGTAAATGACATTGATGTAGAAATATTCTGGACTAGCTTTAGGGGGCTAAGTGTAGGGGGGTTTTGGAATCCATCTATTGCTAATATAGATTATGCCTATTATTATCTACAAAAAAATTGGACATTACTTGCCCCTACTTATGCTTCTGTATGGAGCCCTGAATTAGGAAGTGCAACTATAACAAAAAATAGTGTAAATCATACATTTAACACTGTTGATTTAGGTGTGGAATATAACAATATAACAAGGGAATTAAGAATATATTATAATAGTACTGATATTGAGGTTGTAGATTTACCATTAGGCAGTGTATATTTTGTAAAATACACAAGATCAGATGATCCATTAATACCTATAGAAAAACCAACAAGATATTGGCTGTATAATCCTACAAGTAACACATACCCAGAAATATTGGGCAAGTATTACGTAATAGAGGAAATTAGAGCATGGATACCAGTTACTTTTTTTCAAATAGATAAAAGACCATGGGATTTAAATAAAAGCGATCCATGGTATCAATCTAACATTGAGATAATGGATGAGCTTGGTTTATCTGCAAAAGAAGTATGGGAAGAGTTTAAAAAAGCAGATAGCCAACAAGGCGAAATATGGGATATGTACATCCATTTTGGGTGTCCTATAAATAATTCCCCACATCCAAAAGATTCTTATGTATGCCAGCAATATTTATATTATTTTTTTAAAGACAATCCTAGATCTTTTTCTCTAAGTATTGGTGGGGTCAATGGTTACGATAATGGGTATACAATACAAGATACCATACATACTAATCATGGAACAAATAGACCATCAAAGTTTGGAAGTTGGGATGGGGTAACTTACAAACCAGATAATGACAGACCAGAGATATACTTTAGTTTTAGTGTTTGGGTTGAAGAAATAGATCCAAACACACAAGTAGTTTCTTATAAAGAATTAAGAGTAGTAAATCTATCGCAGTCTATACTTACAAATACAGGAGACGGGCCAAGACTGGCTTATGCACAAGATTGGGCAAACCTGTATATGGAAATACAGCCTGAATATTTTAATTTAATTAAAATTACATACAAAGAAAGGTTTTTACAATCATCTTTAAGAGGAACAGTAGTACTAGTAGAAGAAGTAGATATTCCTTGGTATCAATCTGGCTTTTGGAAAGTAGTTTTTGCTGTAGTAGTTGTTGTTATAGCTGTTGCTTTGGCTCAATGGCAGTTAGCAGGTACAGCAGCTACTTTGTTTACTGTAGCCGGCACAGCTATCACATGGCAAACATTAAGTGTTTTAGCTTTTACAGTATTTTTAAACGTAACAGCGGGATATGTATACGGAGATAGTCTATTTGGGCAAATACTAGTTTTTGTAGCTAGTTTTGTAGCAGCAGGTGGTTTAACTAGTTTACAAGGGTTTAACCTAGAAAACCTTATAAACCAAGGATTTGGTACAGCATTACAAGCTGTTAAAACAACATCAACTATAGTTAACTATGCTGCTTCTTATTACCAAAAACAAAAACTAGAACAGCTTAAGGAAGAGTACGAAGAGTTAATTAAAACCTACAAAGAAAAACAAGAAGAATTAGAAGCATACTACTACGGTTTAGGTTTAAATAATTCTGATGTAACTATTAATCCTATAACAGATATAGTTAAAAAAGGTAATAACTATATACAAGAAACTCCTGATGAGTTTATAGGCAGAACAGTTAATACAAACCCTGGTGCAGATATGGTAAGACTTATAAGTAATTTTACTGATATTACTTTAAGCTTACCTAAAAGACCAGGACAAAAAAATGCCTTAGAAGGTATTGTAGAAATGGTTTCAGGTCCAAGAGGATACGTGTAATGAACAGCCCTTATAGTTTTGATTATGGAAGCATGGATAATAATACCTTATTTAATGCTGTACCAGATGTGCATAGATATCTTGGTAAGACAGCAAACGATAATTTTAAAGCGGCAACTACAAGTCCAGCGAGTACTGGAAAAGGGATTCTTGGTTCTCTGTTTGGAGGTGCTGCTGGGAACACGCCAGGAGGCTCTGTAAGCCCCGCTACGGGCGCTACAGGGGCAGGGGCTAGTGGTGGTATCTTCGGTGAGCTGGGAGGCGTAGGAGGCATCCTAGGAGGTCTGGGGACACTCGGTAATCTGTGGATGACTTTTAAGGGCCTAGGCATGATGGATGACATGTTTGATTTTCAGAAAAACATGGCTGAAAAAAACTATCAAGGAAACAGAGCTGCATACATGAATTCAATGAATGATCAGATAACAGAAAAAAGAGCATTAAGTGCACAGCCTCACTACACAGCAGCAGATTTTAACTATCAAGCTCCTCCAGCATAAGGATTAGTAAAATGGCTGCTATTAACTTCAAAAATACTGGAAGTGATTTTTCAGGTATAGCAAGTATATTTGGACAATCACAAGAAGCCTATAATAATTTTTTAAAGGGAGGGCAAGAATGGCAAGATAGAAGAAGAAAAGAAAAGGAAGCTAGATTATTTACTGAAGTAATGGCAGGGCGTATGACACCTGCGGTAGCACAGGAAGAAGCACAAAAAGGATTAATAAATCCAGATTTTGAACATTTTTCAGAGTTAATGAAAAACAAAGGAAGCCTTGAATACCAAGAAGCACAAGCTGAAGCTGCTAAAGCTAGAGCTGCGCTTACTGATACAACAAGAGAATTTTTACCTAGAGAATTTGATCTAAGAGAGGCTGATACAAGAAGTCAAATTGAGAGTAGAGGTATACAAGGAGAAGTAGCCCAACAAAATGCAGATACAAATGCACTTAATGCCGAAGTAGGTGCAGATAGAGAAGCACGATTACTTGCTAATGATATATACACCCAATCTACAGAAGAACAGCAAAGATATATAGACGGTATACGTGCAAGAGCAGAAGCCCAATTATCCCAAATACCGCCAGAAAGGTTGAATGATTTTTTTGCTGAAGTAGGTCAATCAGAAGATGTAAGTAGAGAAGAGCTTATTGCTTTAACAGGTACTTCCCAATTTAAACTTTCACAAGCTGCAACACAAGCCGCATTTACTGAAAAACTTAAAAATATAGAAGGAATGAATTTAAGGCGTGCTCAAGCATCAGGAGACCCAAATAACCCACTATCTGGTGCAGTTCCAGCAGAAGAAGTCACAGTAAAAGGTATTCAAGAACTAGGTGCATCAGGGCAGCGGTGGCATATAAGCCCACAGGGTGAGCCAGTACTTGTTGATGCAAAAGCTTTCCCTGTGCCTAAAACTGAAATGGAAGTATTTGGTACATTACAAGCTGAAGGTTTGTTTGATGAATTCGGATGGGATTCAAGGGTAAATAAAAATTTATTTGGTAGTAGGGAAGTGCCTGGTTTATGGGAAAAAGATAAAAAAGATTGGCCGAAAGAAGATAAAGCTTTACTAGACGTAATCAATGATGCTTACAAAGTATTTACACCAGAAGCAGTACATACCCAGTTAAAAAATGCAATTGGTACATTAAAAATGTACGGTAAATCTAATATAGGTCCTAAAGAAAAACAAGAAATTGTACTATCAATGATATCTAACATTAAAAATAGAGTTGGTGGTAACTACGGCGATACTAAGTACAGAACTAGGTCAGATTAATGGCTACGTTTGACGAGATTATTGCGAAGCATAGAAAGCCTTCCCTCGCTGAGGAGAAGGCTTTTAACGTATCTAGGAAAGCAGAAGAAGTTAGGACAAGACTAAATGTTAATGACTTAAGTTTTAATACTGAAGAAGAACCAAGAGAAGACCCTATGCCAGGTTATGCTCCTGGTAATTATTTTACTGAAAAAAATGATTATAAAAATAATTCTGAAGAAGATAGGACATTAGATTTTCATAGAAAAGCTTATGCTCGTGATAAAGGAATTAGTCCTAGTGATGTTAGTATCACTGATTTAACTAGAGAAGGGTATTTAAACCAACAAAAATACAAAGAATTTGATGGTAGCACAGAAGATTTCATAAAAACTTTTGCTGAAGAGAGAGAAGGTAATGCTGCTTTTGGTTCACCTCAAAACTATAAAGGCAGAATAAAAAGTCAAATAACAGGTGAGAATGTCTCACATGAAATAGGTAATGTACCTAGATCATTAGGTGGGATAGTTAAAGACACTACTACAAATCTAGTTAGAGGTTTCCCCCAACTAGGTGCTGATGTTGTTTCTGAATCTTGGGATTATAGTCCTATTAAATGGGGGCTAGATAAATTAAGAGGTAAACAGAATAATAGTCTTAGAAACTTTAGAGAAGATGTATACCAAAAAACAAGAGACAGTTTATCTATTCAAAAGTTAAGAGAATCAGCAAAGTATGCTGAAAGAAGACAACAAGCAGAAAACTGGGAAAATGCCTTAAAAGAAAAACGTATTGCAGAAGGAATGGACCCTGCAAAAGCAGAGGCTCTAAAAATAGGTGGGGAAATATTAAGTGCAGTAAATGATTTTAGGAAGAATCCTACGATTGCTATAGACATGGCTGCTCAAAGTGCAGCTAGTCTTGTTGGTTCAGTAGCCGCAGTTAAAACTGTTGGTACTAAAGTAATCAAAAAAGCAGTAGATAAGTGGGGGCCAAACTGGGCTAACAACAAAGAAGCAGTCAAGTTCGTTCAAAGAAGAATGACGGGTGCTGCTATTGGTGTCAGCGGAACCCTAGAGGGTATTTCTGCGAGCGCACAAGCTAGAGAAGAAGTACTAAAACTAGAAGAAAAAGATTTTGCTCAATCAGAAGAATACCAAAAACTAAGAGATTCAGGTAAGACACACGAACAAGCCAGAGAAGAAATTGCTACAGACGTAGCAGCAGCTAACCTTATCCTTTCAGGCATTGCTTCTGGTTTGATCACAGGCGCTAGCGGCGCTGGGAGCGTCATAGGGCGGTTAGCAGGTGGTCCTGCATCCTCCCCTATCCGTAGACAGACAAACCCGCTCACAGGGGCTCTGAAGCGCACTGGAGAGGCTACAGGCTCAGAACTTACAGAAGAAGCAGCCCAAGGTGGTGTACAAGGTATTATATCTAAATATATTACTAAAGAATACATAGATCCTAATACACAAGTACTAGAAGGCGCAGGACAGAATATTGCTGAGGGGCTTGGATCAGGTGCTATCTCAGGCGCAGCTATCGGTGCACCTATTGCAGCAGCCGGTGCTGTAGATGAAATAGTTAGAGGCCCTAATACCCCAGTTACTCAACTTACTGAAAGTAAAATAGAGGGTAAAGAAAAGCTAAAAAATGTAAAGCCAGAAGTTACTACTGCACTAAACAATATAGGAATGGAATTCCGTATTACTTCTGGTTATAGGGCGGGCCATAAAGGAGCACATGGTAAAGGACTTGCTGTGGATGTTAGTACTAGAGGATGGAGTGACGAAAAGAAACTAGAATTTTTTAGAAGGGCTAAACAACAAGGCTTTAAAAGATTTATTGTTTACAATAAATCAGATCATATTCAGGTAGATATGGACCCCAAAAATGGGGACTTCCATGTCATGTTTTCAGAAGATGATCCTACTGTAGCGAGAGAGGATTTATACAATAAACATGAAAATGGACTTATAAAAGATAAGTTTGGTTGGTTTAAGCAATTCAAAGAAGAAGCAGAGTCAGGGCAAATAGAAACAGCTCCGGCTACTGTACCTGGGTATACACAAAGATATGCTGTAGATAGAAAAGCATTCCGTAAACGTATACAAGAAATTATTCCTAACACGCCAGATGCTAAAGCTATATCAAGTGGTATAGATAAGGCAGTAAAAGAAAATGACTTACCCCCTATAGCAGAAGCATTACTTTATGCTATTGCAGAAAGGGAAAGTAACTTTACGGCTAAAATAGCTGGGCCTGTAATAAATCAACAGGTAAAAGGTGATAAAAAGTATACTGGTCAAAGAGCTTCTGGTTCTTTCCAGTTTATGGATGATGTTGCTAGGCAGTATGGAATAGATCCTAGCGATCCTACTCAAGCGGCTTCTGGTGCTGCCCGCTTAATCCAAGATAACTTTAATACTATTAGAAAAGCTAAACCAAACATGCCTGAAGATCAGGTGTGGATGGCTGCTGCGCTTGCCCATCATTCAGGAGCAGGTAATGTAATAAAAGGTACTTTAGGAGAGCAAGGAAAAGCATACGCAGCATTCTTAGCTAAAAATGTTAATAAGTACTTAAGTAAAGGTAAAGTAGCATCTGGGGTAAATGTATCTAATGCAACAGAAGAAGATGTACAAAGAAGTGCAGCTAATGCAGAACAAGATGAAGAAAGAATACAAAAAGAATTAGCAGAAGATCCAACTTATGACCCTATAGCTAAAGCAGAAGAGTACCTAAACCAAGAAGAGTTTACTGAAGAAGAATTTGGTACATTTAAAGAAGTATTTAAACAAGCAGCAGATAAGCTTGTAGCGGAATCAAATGCTGATCCAGAAAATGAAGAGCTTAAAACTGCTAACAGACAGAAAATAGTAGATTTAGCAGATAAAATTGTAGTAATTAATGGGCAGTATAAAGTAGCACCTACAAGGAGCAGTATTAAAAGCTTAGGAAGCCAAGAAAGCTTAGAAATAAGAGATATCACTGAAAAAGTAGGTATAGCTATTTCTGGTTTAGCTACTGGAGTAGGAGAAGAATTTGATCTATCTGGTACAGAAGAAGCT